AGTGCTTTGTAATACTTAATTAGTTGCTCGTACTCAAAATCTGACATCTTAGAAGTACCAGCAGCTTTCACTTTCAGCAAGTCAAATTTCTGTTGCCCGATTTTGGCTATCAGATTCACCCGATATCCTTCCAGATGATCAGCTTTGAACCTATTGCAGTGACGGCATTCGGCATGGCAGTTATTCTCATCAAACCGTGTCGCCAAATGTGTACGACTGAAGTAGTGCCCGCAATCGGCTTGCTCAAACGGTTTTATCTGTCCGCAACTGATACAGCGAAAATATCCGTTCGGCATACAATCACGAAGCCGGATGAAAAGGGAAAACTCCTTGTCGAGTTTAGCTTTCAAATCCGGCTTCTTCTTTACTGTTACCCCTGCTTTATCAAACAGAGGTAAAGGCTTGTCTTTTTTCTTAGCTTTGGTTCGTTTAATGTAATACGGCATTGTTTATAATTTTAGTTTGTGGTGGCAGCAGGATTCGAACCTGCAATGCTTGGCAATCTTCTACATCTTCCGTGTAACACTGGATTGGTTCGTTTTACAATGATGCCCAGTTTTCATAACATCGTAACCAAGTCTACTAAGAGTTGTCAGCGTCTACCAATTCCGCCATACCACCAACCATCTTATACTTCTATAATTACAATATCCGGTGCAATCTGTCTGATCTGCTCCAACTGTTCATCAATGACTTTATTCTTGTATTCCTCGATGGCCTCATTCGCACCGGCAGACACAAGAGATAAAGAAACATCCCGACCGTCCACATCAGCGTAAATTTCGACTTCTATCTCTTCACAGGCAAAACCTTTGAAAAGAGGGATGTTTAGTTTGAAAGATTTTGGAAGATTGGAATCAACCACCTGTGAGTAGTTATCCACCTTACTGCCATTTTCCTCCTTACTGCGTTCGATGTCTTGGTTTACTTTTGCCTTGAAGTTTTTCAAAGTAGAAACAAGCATCATATTTTGCGATTTATCGGTAAAGAAAGCACGGTGCATCTTTAAGAACTTGGACAACTTAATAGGTTCCCATTTCTTTTCGGTATTGATGCCGAACTCCATCATTTCTTTGGAGGTTTTCAGTTCACCTCTGATGTCTGATTGGTAATAGTTCGTTTCGTCAACCGTCAATGCTATCCCCATCACATCACGGTTTACAATGATGTTCGACGCTTTCTGGTTGATTAATTCAATGCGCTTTTCCAACCATCTGAAAGGAGTGTCGATAGTCCCACTGATAACTACTCTTTCCGGTTCTTTTGGGTCGAGTACTACGGGTGCTTCACCCTCTCTCAATACTACTTCAATAGGCGTGCCATTATAATCTTTCGGTACAACCACGTTTAATTTGTTTTCGCTCATGATTCTGTTCCTGTTTTACGGTTAATATTAAAAATTGTTCTTTGCATTTCCTGCGGCATGATAGGACGGGAATAAACCAGCTCACCAAGTTTGTTGTAATACCCGGCCATCTTTTCTTCATGATAGAGAATTTTCACACACTCTTCATTTTCAACATATTCAGAGCCCTTCTTTATGTTTTCAAGAAGTTCCTGTTTTCTTTCATTTAAAGGCTTTAATTCAGCCTTAAATGCTTCCATAGCTTCTTTTTTCTCAATCTCAATATCATTAATTTGAATTGAGGTTTCAGCAAGAGATTCTTTCTTTTGCGCTAATTCATCCGGTGTAAAACGGTGAGTATAGCCAATCTCTTCCACTGCATCGGCATTGTCCTGTAAGAACTGCCATCTATCCTTTTCGGGGATTTCTTGACCTAAAAATTTGTCCATAAAATAAAATGATTAAATAAATTCTTTGTTACGTTCAATTTCTTGCTGGGCATATACCAACATTTGATGTTCATTAGCAGCCGGTAGATAAATATCTGCCTGTGCCGTGCTCCAATTACGAAAACGCTCAATAGATAAAGTCATTTCCCCTGTTGTCAGTTCTGCCGAACTGCGTAAATAAGTTACTTCTTCACCTTTCTTGTTGATCGTTTTGCGTTCAAACAAATCACGGTTGCAAGTTCTCTTATAGAAGTCAATTTTGGCTTCGTCAAGGCTACAACCGTACTCACTACCGAAATATCCTAAAAGAAGATGTAAGTAGCTGTTTTGGGCAAGCGTGCGGTTAGGAAGTTTCTTTTTCACTTCCACCACCGCACGTTCACTAAACAGCTTGTTTACATACTCTTTGAACTTGGGTATTTGATATTCATTCTTCAAATCGAAAATCATTCCAAACCAAATATTTTTTTATCTATAATATAGTCCCGATTTTCCTCTATGAATTCTATAAACCGTTCAACATGAGCGGTAAGCAACTTAACTGTCTGCTCATGATTATATGTATAATATTCAGGATAACGAACACCGGTTATCAGGGGATTCCGACTAGTTCCGCCTTTTAAATGGAAAGCAGTATATTCAAAAGCCTTAATATTATCCATTTGACCGGATGCAATTAAACAATATGGATATACATGTCTTTGCCATCCATGTTCATACTTTCCAAATTGATAATTAGAGGTAGATTTAATATCATAAACAACATCCCTTATTAACTCATCTATATATCCATATAATTCCACTTCTCCATAACAGGTGGGAAGTATTGCAGAAACCAATACTTGAGACAAGGCGTTAGCAAAATATTCCGACTGTTCAATACACCAGATCCTATCAAAGAGGAAATGTCTTTCTGGAGATATATCTGTGGCAGGAAAATCAACCTGAATAATATTGGTTTCTTTATCTCCAATTATAGTATATGGTTCACGCTCATTAGGAATATGGTTTTTCTTATGAATATAACAATCTATGATGGCATTAAAAGCCGTACCCTTATCTGATGCTTCACTTTCAAAGGGAACACGATTTATGGCATCTAATAGGCTTTGTTTTAGTTCTTCCTCTATCTGTTCCGGGCTCTTCTTATATTCTCCTGTTTCAGCATCAATATTCCAAAAACTTTCAACTTGTTCGTCTACTCTTAGATATTGAGTGAATTTATCAAGTAGCGTCGGATATAGTTTATACTTAGGCCGCAGGTTCATATAGATTCGATGCTTTGTTAAATTTCAAACCTAGTTTCTTACATTTTTCATTAAGTAGGATACTACCACGTAATTTACTATCAAAGACATGTGTCATATTTAAGATAGCCGTTCTTGCTTCATTGGCGGAAACCTGGTCTGTAACCTGCTCCACAGTATCACGGATTGCATCAACCACTGTATCATATACAGATGATAATTCAGTTTGTTTTGCTTGATACTCCTTATATGTAAGAATAACATTTGTCATAAAATCATTCTTTCCTGTTATTTGCCCGGAAGAATCAATAATGACAGGTATTTTTATACGTGATGGAAGATTACAAGTATTTTTACCATAAAACTTTTCACATGGATCAAAAGATATAGTTCGATCTTTTCCTATAGCTTCCATATACCCGACCAGATCAAGTTCTTTTATTAAATCTCCTGCAGATGAACCACCAATTTCTGGACGAATCTGTTTATCATCCCCATTCTTTTCTTCACGCTCATGAGCTACGAATATCACAGATTTTCCCATAAGAGAAACCTGATTCACAAAATTAATGAACATATTTTTCCGAACTCCATACCCTTGAAGAGACAATGTTCCATCCGCTTTCTTCATTTTAGGATTGGTTTGCATAATGAATTTATCCATGAAAGAAAGCATTTTGCCCGCTGTATCAATAACAATAGTATCGAATTCTTTTATTTCCTCGGAGGATAATACTTCATTCGTTTCTTCCCAACTGGTTATTTGGACAGTAGGGACACGATGAGCTGCATTTACACGGTGAATACCACCGTCGTAATCAAACAATACAGGATTAGGAGCACTTAATGCAAGTGTTGTTTTACCCATACCTGGTTGGCCATAAATCAGTGCTGACAATGTAGTCTTAACGGTCAGCTCGTTAGGTTTCTTAATAAGTCCCATATCTTATATTATTTAAAGTGGTTTAAATTGCTCCCGGAGTGCCGATCAAAGCAAACCGGGATTAAGTTAAGATAGTCTGCGGATAATATCACCGCCATACGAATTTTTAGTCAGTTCTATAAACTCATAGACGGTAAACCTATCATTGTCTACATCTATACCTTTATCCATGCAAAAAGCTTCTCTTCCAGCCTTGCAACTCCCAGTGAGTACATGATGCCATATAAACAAGTCTTTAGCAGAATACTTTTTAGAAAAGTCAGAGAAATGTTCTTTAAACTTAAGGATCCTTTCCTCTTCTGTACTATCATCATAAAGCTTTTCTTGCAAAGATTCAAATGCCTCATGTAGAGTATTACCATGAGAAAATTGATTATTCTCTTTTACTATAAAACAGGGAGTAAGAGATAAGTCAGAATGAAGGATAAAACCTTTTGCGATATTACCTTTTACATTTGTGATAATAGTAGGTATATTATCTACTACATAAATAGGATTTCCATTTATGGATTTTACGCCATAGCCATGGCCAGAGCCAGAGCCATAGCCACAGCCATCGCCATAGCCATCGCCATCGCCATAGCCATCGCCATAGCCATCGCCAGAGCCAGAGCCAGAGCCAGAGCCAGAGCCACAGCCATCGCCATAGCCATCGCCATCGCCATAGCCATCGCCAGAGCCAGAGCCAGAGCCAGAGCCATCGCCAGAGCCATCGCCAATATTTAGAAACTGTTTTATTCTATCTTCCATTACCTTGCCCATACCGGTACACTTTCAATAGATTTTACAGCTTTATCCGAACACGGGATAATTTCAATCACATCCAGAATCTCTATCTCTGGAACCGTAACTGTGAATTTGCATTCAGATGGGTTAGTCGTACCATTAACAGCTAATTGAGATATACTAGCAGCACCATCCCAATACCACAACCTACGACAATTTGCGAGCTTAACCTCACTACCATTTCTTTCTACTAACTCTCCGAAAAATACACCGGAACGATCTCCTCTTACAATTACTTTTTTCATAACTATATATATTATTAAAGTGGTTAATCGAAATAAATAAAGCGCCTATCCTCACGAACCGACGCTTCCAAAAATGAATTTAAACGACAAAATTTTGTTCCTAGATACCGAACCAACGGACACTAGGATTAGAACATGTATAACTCAAATACAGAGGCTTGCACTCTACGGACTCCTTTAAATCCGGCATTGGGTTAATTAATTACTTGTTGACAATAATTTCTCTCATTTCTGCTTTGGCTAATGGAGAAAGATCTTTCATATAATTACATTTAAATGCAGCTGATTCAAGTTCAAGCACATCATATCGTACACTGGAACGTAACTTTCCATCAGCATCTTTATATTTCTTCACTATGCCAGCTTTAACCCATTTAGTAACATTTCCTTTGCCATACCGAATATGCGCCTGATTTTGAGATATAAATTGAGATTCTTTAAAGGAGTTGATCCGTTCTTCCCTACGTCCCATTCCTCTTGCAAAATCTATCAAATTATAAATTAATTCTTCTGGTAAGGTTCGCATCATAAAATCCCCTTTCTATATTAACGGTTTAAATATTCGTTTTAAAATACAATTATAAAACCAAACTGAATATACAATGCCTATCAGATTAATAGTATAATTCCATTCTCCTGTATCTTGATTTACATCATTAAAAGTAAGGATGCAGGGTAAAGCCAAGATGTTAATTAGTATAATATTAATTATCAACTTTTTCATAGTAATGTTTATTATGCTGCATAATTCATGCTAGTTATTATCAAATCATTATTATTCCTTCTTGCGCCCATTGTACGTGCCGACATTCTCACTTTACGTTGCATTCTTAACCTTCTCATGTCCATTTGGAAATTAGGAGTTATAGCTAATATGAAGAACCATACAGAGAAGAAAAATTCAATTCCATGCTTTCGTATTTCTTTCAAATCGAAATTTCTTTTTGCCCTATCACATAGAATATATAAAGTAAGCTCGACATTGTTATTAATGCCTAGTTTCTTATGAATGTCCCGTATTTGCGCTTTTATCGTCCAAACCGACTTTTTAAGTAAATCGGCTATTTCATCAGGAGTTTGCCCTTTTGCTACTTCATGAGCTACTTGATACTCACATTGAGATAAAGGTTCCATTATGCAGTCCTTTTAATTTTAAAGTACTTAAATCCTTTAATGACTTCTTTTTCACCCTCTCTTTCTATCAGTACTTTGTATTTTCTTTTTAACCGATAACGAGCCGAACTCATAACACAATCATAGCTTTCATCAGGTATTCTAACTACTTCTCCTAATTTCAATTTAGAGATAGAATTTACCCAATCTCCTGTTATTGTTTTAATTCCTTTTGCCATAAGATTAATTATTTGATTATTATTGTGGATGGTAGAGGAATCGAACCTCTCTCAATCATGATAATTGGTTGCGCAACACGAAGCTCTAACCGATAAGCTAACCACCCTTATTAAAAAGTGCACTATCTTCACAGACCGTACACTATACAACACAAACACAAATAAAACAATATAAACAAAAAGTTTAATTCTTTACTATTCTTGTTACAATCAGACTTGTACGGCTGGTTTGCTCTATTCGTAGAGTGCTACCCGACTTCCGGAATGTATCAGTTTGGGCAAGTGGATGCCAAGTTCATGACAGGGGAAACGTACTGTCCGGATTGTTTGTCCCTGCCCGTATACCTGTTCGCAGACAGAAATGTTCAAAACTTTGGAGGCTACAGTGGCATCATTCGAATATAGTTCCCAAAAGTCTTCGTTTCGAAAAATTAACAGGTAGCCCGGATGCTTCCTTTTTATATTGTGGTATTGTTCCATTACATTTGATTGCTTCATTATTGTCAAATCTAATTCTCTGTTTCTGTAGTATAATAACATTAATGATAGATTCCATACTTTTCCCATCCCTCTTGTTGGCAGTTTATTGGTAGGTAAAGCCCTGTATAAACAAGATAACGATAGAACGTTCCTTTTGACACTTTCAATCTATTGGCTATAACTGTTTTTTTAGTTCCTTTAGCCAGTTCTTTTATGATGTAATCATGCCTGTTGGCACATTTTGGATTGAGTCTACAGCGAAAACCACGACAATGTCCGAGCATTGCCCCTTCTGCTCTTTTCCTCGCCAATGCTTCTTTTGTCCTTTGACTGATAAGATTACGTTCAATCTCTGCTGACAATCCAAAAGCAAAGGCAAGAACCTTGCTTTGGATATCTTCCCCCAGTCGATAGTTGTCCTTGATTGTCCATACCTTACACTCCTTTGCCATGCAGATATTCAATATTTCCATAATCATAAAGAGATTACGTCCAAGACGTGAGAGTTCACTACAGATGATGATGTCCTCCTTGCATACTTTACGCAGTAAACGTCCAAGTTGTCGTTTTGTGTAATTCTTCGTTCCACTGATAGTTTCTTCTATCCAATCGTCAATTACTAACTCATTACGTTCACAGAAGTTGTTTATCTCAAAACGCTGATTTTCTACAGTCTGCTTGTCGCTGCTTACCCTAATATATCCGTAAATCATAATTTATATTCATTTTTTCACTGGTTTTGATTTATATTTGTACCCTACCCGATTCTCGCTATCGGCTGCCGTTCAATCCGTCAGTAGGGCTATATGTTGAATCACTTAGATAGCGTTATAGCTCGCCTAACCTGCTATATGCTTACTGATAAAGACTTTTCGGACTTCCAAGTGATATATGTAACTAATTCGAACCTTCAACCGATCACGGCATTCCTGCTACGGTTGAATTTCTTTTCGTATGATCCAATATGTCAAAGAACTAATCAATGTACCCTGAAAGCGTTTTGCTCGCTTCTTTCGTAGGTTCTAACCTAACAGAGCCTCGTAATCTTTTATTATTCGAAGAAGGTTACTGATAATTTCTTCTTTCGTTTCTTTGCTTCCAGCCAGCATCTGAACTGTATATTCATCTCGTTCTTTCAGATCGTCCGTGTATTTCCGAAGGAAAACTAAGTTTTCGTTTATTTTTTCTTCACTCATTATCTCCAAGAACTATCGTAGTTAGCATACTTATCGGCGAAAAACGCTTTCAACACATTACCCTGTTTAGACTCAATGGCTTTCGGCTTCAATGATTCTACATATTCATCCATCTTTAAGCGAGCGTCTACCCAAGAAGTACGCAAGGCAGATTTAAGAGAATAACCGTACTGGCGTACATATACCCAAGCTCTCTGCATGATGGCTTTCATATTATATTTGCCGTCTTTTACTAGTTCATAATCTCTATTTCTCATTGCCTTACCTATTTTTAGTTATGTAAATAATTTGGTTTTATCGCACAATATTCGCACCTTTGCAGTGTTGATTGATTGATTGACATTGCAAAGATATCATCTTCTTGCGATATATCGCTATTTATCGCAAGATTTTATCGCCATAATAACAATAATTAACATTATGAATAAAATCAATATCGCATCTTTAAGGAAGTCACTAAAACTTAGACAAAAAGATTTCGGAGAGAAAATAGGCATTAAGCAAGCCTATTTATCAGAAATAGAAAGCGGCAAAAAACCTCTAACCGAGGAACTTTACAACAACATTGTAAACGTTTTCGGAATAGAAAAAGTATCTGAGTATTTTGTATCCAACGAAGCTAGCGATAATATTGCTAAAACAAACATAAGCGAAGCAATACCACTTAACCAAAGCCATATTATAAACGTACCATTAGTGAGCCAATACGCACAAGCAGGATACCTATGCGGATATCAAGATGCCGCATACATGGAAACTCTCCCAACCATACCATTTATTATAGACCATGAAGCCAAAGGAAACTACGTAGCTTTTGAAGTAAGGGGAGATAGTATGAATGACGGAACCGAAGAAAGTTACTTAGAAGGTGACAGATTATTATGTAGAGAAATATATTCCCAATATTGGGTAGAATCAAAGCTGCATTATACTAAATGGGATTTCGTTATTATACATGAAGAAGGAATACTCGTAAAGAGAATCATAGATCATAATATGGATAATCATACAATCACAATACATTCTTTAAATAGTATGTATCCTGACCGAGTGATTGATCTAGCAGAAGTAAAGCAGATATTTAACGTTATAGAATTACAAAGACCTAGAAGAAGATAGGATAATGATAACATTATTAATAATATTAGCTTTATTTGTTTTTCCGATATGGCAAAGTTTCTATAACTATAATAGATACAAGAGGTTAAAGATTGAATTTGATGAATTATTAAACAAATATAATGCTGTATTTAAAGAGAATGAAGAAAATAAGAAGTACGTAGGTTTCTTAGATAAAGTTGTATCGGAAGCTAAATATTTCCGAGCAAAATATAATGAATGCAGTTCAGAACTCACTATGAGTCAAATTGAAAGCAAAAATTTATTGGAAGAGTTGCGAGAAGCTAATACACAACTTCGATACGAAAGAAATAAAGAACAGATCGAGAAAGACAAAGTAAAAGCTAAATTGCTAGAAAAGAAAAAGAAAAGAGAAATAGAAAAATTAGCTCTCCAAGAGCTTATAGATGAAGGCGAGATATTTCCAGAAGCAAACAAACGTCCTCCAATACCAAAAGATGTTGTAGATACTGTTTGGAATAGAGATGGAGGAAAATGCGTTTATTGTGGATCGAATGAAAATTTGCACTTAGATCATATTATCCCTTTCTCTAAAGGTGGGGATACAAGCGTTGAGAATTTACAATTACTTTGCCAAAAATGTAATCTTGAAAAATCAAATAAAATCGGATAATTAAAAACTAGCTTATGAAAAAGATCATTTTATTAGTATGTGCAATCACTGCACTTTGTTCATGTGGGGGATCAGGTAATCAAAACGAGAAAAAAGTAAGAGAAGTAGTAGAAGCCAAACTGAAAACAGAAATGAATGATTGGTCTAGTTATGAGTTTATTTCTGCGGAAGCCATTGATACTATAAAGTATATTGATAATATAAACTATCGAAAAGAATACTTCCAAAAAAGCATTGAAAACAATAAAGAGGCATCCAATTATGGATTAGATTATTCTTCTTCAATAACTAAAGATAGTATAATACTTATTGGAATAGATTCTATTCAAAATGCAATGGGCGATAAAGTCAATGAAGATGTAGCCTATTTATACAACTATAAATTTAGAGGAAAGAATAAATTAGGAGCTGTAATCTTGGACGAGTACCTTATATATATTTCACCAAACTGGGAAATAATTCAGATGACGAATGATCCAAAGAAACTGTATAATAATCCCGGAGACTTCCCCGGATATGTTGATCTTGTTAAAAAGAATATGTAATACCAATAAATAGTCCGTCTAAAAAACGGGCTATATTAATAAATAACAAAATGCAAGAACGTTCAAATATAAAATTATTTATCCCTGACTTTAAAGAGCCAGAGCCTATATATAGTAACATTAAGAAGTACCTTAATTCACTGGGATTTTTTGTATCTGATTCAAAAATATACAGTATAACTTTTAATCATAATGGAAGAACAATAACCGAGACTGTGGGAGAAATCTCTACCAGCAACAATGAACCAGTTATTGCTATTCTAAGAGCTGAAAATACATATTATACATGCACTCCTAACCGAGGCGTGATAAGAGGAACACCAATGCTAACATCAAACGTCGAAAAAGTGGTGTTCTTTGACGATTCAATTGATTAATCGTTCGCACCTGTTCATCCGTTAAATATGGATTGCGAACTTGCATAGTATGAATATAATATGCGATATTAATAATAGCTAGAATCGCAATGATAGATAAAATGAATGCCCAAATAGATATCATAGTTTTTTTGTTGTAAAAATATGTAATATACAACAAACTACCATCTATGCAAACATCAAATATAATACATAAGACCAACAGATAGCCCGTTTTTAGACGGGCTATTTATATTCTCCCAATACGTAATCTATGACTTTTCTATTATTACGATCTATAATACTCCAATCTTTCTTTATATAGGTGTCGGTGACATCATGACCCGATTTATGATTCAAACACATGGCGACATCATCCAAAGATATTCCACAATCATTTCGGGCAATAGTAGCCCATGAATGGCGAGCTGCATAAAGAGTCAAATCCGGTATTCCTAATTCATCTCCTACTTTTTTCAAATGAGCATTAACCTTATGAACAAACTGTTTATGTGTAGAATATCTCACAAAAAAGTTAAACGCACGATCTCCTAATGAATCTTTATATCTCTCTAAATACGGCAATAACTCAGGTTCAACCTTAATTGAGATAAAAGCCCGGTCATCACGTCTGTTCATAGTTTTTCTACGTTCATATTCTAATCGTCCATTATTAGGCACACCCACATAGTACATATCTACAGAGTTCATTCCAACCATGATAAAAGACATAATAAACACATCTCTAGCTAGCATTACTCCCGTCATATTATCGGGAACACGATAAGATTTTATTGCCCGTATTTGTTCAACGGTTAACGAACGCTTTCTAGTTATTGGATTTTTCGGAATCTTATATTTTGCAAATGGATTGTTAGCAATACGTATGACTCCTAAATCTTCATCATTATACTCCAATTTAGCCCTATTAAATATAGCCTGTATTTTAGAAGTATACAACCGGACTCCCGAATCAGAAATGTTCCCGATACCACGTTTTGAATGCAAACCTCTCAAATATTCATCATACTTCATCAATACGGATGAAGTTATATCAGAAAACTGTAAATTCCTGTTGCCTATAAATTCCTCAAACTTATGCACAGCAATACGATAGTTTTCCCCAGTTCTCTTACCTTCTTTCAGCATCTTCTCAGCAAAAGAATAGCCAAAATCAAAAAAATTCACCCCATCAGGTTTATTCGCAAGTTTCTCCTTCATCAACTCACACAATCCCTTTGCAGAATACAGTTCTATCGTGTGTCCTAACTTAGATAGCTCCTCCCTGATTTTTAGGACGTCTATCATTAACTGATCATAAATAGGATTATTTCGTTCTTTCAACTCGAAAGTCTTTTTATTAATCAGATCAATACCAACATAATGAGAAGTTGCAATATAAGCAGACTTCCTATCATGCGTAATTCTAATCTTGACATTCCAAGTATTATCTTCTCTTTTTTGATGTTTAAGAACTATAATCTTTACTGTAGGCAT